GGCGTGCTCAAGTTTGCGGACACTTTTGCCCTACAATCGCCTCGCAGGGGGCACCCCTGTATCGGAATACCCCCTCGCCCTAAAAGCCCGTCAGACGCCAAAAACGGCAGGAAATGGCGACTGGCGAAGTGTTGGAGTGGCTATTAGCCACGACTTGAAAGGTCGCGCCTGATAGGCGCTCCAACAAAACCAGTCGCTGCCGTCTCACCAGTCGCTAATCGCCAGTTGCTATCCGCCTGTCGCTGCCGTTCAGATAGACGCCAGAACATCGTCCAGCAGGTGTCCCGCATCGGGAGCGGTGACGACCTCGGCGACCTCGTGGCGGACGCGGATGACGGTGCTGCGGGAAGGCTCATCCCGATAGCGCTCCACGACGAAGTTGGAAAGGGTCGGTCGGTAGCCGAAGGCGGGTTGGTTGATGGCGGGGCGTTGGGGCACGAAAGCGACGACGACCCGATCGCCCCAAACATGTTGCAGGTTCGGCGTGTCGCCCTCCAAGGCAATGTCCATCACCATGTCGCCAATGACCACTTCCCGCACTTCCAGCCATCGGGCAAGGATGTCGGTTGAAAAGGTTGCGTTAGTGAACTTCAGTCGGTCGGCAACTTGAGCGTGTTCAATCAAAACTTCCCAAACGGGTCGGGAAACGACGACGGTCGTCGGGCGAACGCCGATGCGTTGGCTAACGGCAACGATGGCGTTCTTCAGGTCGGTGATGGGCGTTGAGTTCGCTTGATCCCACTTGGTCGTCGGGGTCGTGCTGTAACCTGCTGCTGTCAAGGCGTTGACAACGGCATCCCTCGCCCGAACTTCTGCATCTAAAGTCAACATGTCAACAAGTTGGGTCGTGGCGGCGACGAAGGGGTCAATGGGGTTCTGGCTGGCGGCGACATCGCGGTCGTCCACTGGAATTTCAAGGGCATATTCCTCGCAAAGGAACTTCACCGAGTCAACGGACCAATGAACTCGCCTTGCTTGGCTTCCCCGTCCCCGTCGGGCAGACTCGCGGCGAAAGGCGTCCTTGCCAAAGCGGGCGATTTGCCCTGAGACGGACGAGACGGGCAAGGTGGGCAACAAGTTTTCTGCGACCGCCCCTTGCACGCGATAGCCGATAGCGACTTGTGTCAATACAGGGTCAACTAAAATCACATCCTTGACATCCGTCACTTGCGGCATTATTCGGTCACCTCCTTAGTTTCTTGGGGCAAAGGTTCAGGCAGCAAGCGATGGCGCTCGCATTCCAAAACGCCCCATGCCGTCAGTTGGGCACTCCGCAAAGTCGGCATTTTCACATAGCCCAAATCCGTCAACAGTTGCAAGTTCCGAAGGACTTGAATTTGCTCGTCTTGGCTTTGGGCGTTGAAGGCGCTGAACAAGTCATCCAACGAGACGCGATGGTGTTTCCCGCTCTTTTGCCATGCCTCGTAAAGGATGGACATGATTCGTTCCCGAATTTGTTGGTCGGTCATCATGGTCACCTCCTTCGTCCCTCGTCCCCCGTCCCTCGTCCCATCCTTAGAACTCAAAGGGTGCAAGCAGGACTTCAATGACTTGTCCCGCTGCCGTCGCACCCGTTAGCGCAAAGCCGAGAACGCGTTGTTGCCCAGTTGGCGGGTTGTTGGAAGCGTCGCCGTGATTGTGGAAAGCCCCTGCCGCTGACACTCGCCCATTGGCGGCGGCAACGACGGGACTTCCGATGGTGATAGGACCAGCGGCGACGGCTTTGCTGATGCCGTAAAGCATCACGGATGCCGTCTCGCCGTTGTTGGGTTTGTTTTGCAAGATGCCGATGGCTCGCTCGTTAGCACCCGCCAAAACGACGCGCCCTGTCGTGGCGTCCAGCCTGACGGGAGCGAAGGGGTAGTTTCGCAAATCCGTCCCCGCCACAAAGGAAACGACTAACGCTTCCCGATAAGTCGCCATTTCTCATCACCTCACTTGTGGACTTTGTATTCAGCGAAAACAAGTTCAGGTCGCTCGGAAGCGGCGATGCGAATTGCGTCAATGAAGTTCAAGTTCCGTTCGCGGGCAATTTTTTCTGCGTAAGTTTGCAAGGTTTCAGTTTTCTCGTCGGGCTCAGTGGCAGAAAAGCCGAGTTCGCCGAGCGGGACAAACTGGATGGACTTGATGGCGTCCATCAATTTGCCCGCCAGTTCGTCGTTTAACTCCGCGAGAACTTCCACGAATTTGTTGCGACTGGCAGGAGCGAGAGCAACTTTGCCCTCGCTGAAACGCAGTGATGCCAACTCGTCGGCAAACTGTCGCTTCCGTTGCTCCGCCTTTAGCCGTTGCACCTCTTGCTCTAATGCAACGACTTTGGCGGGATCAAGGGTTTGCTGCGACTCATGAGCGATGTTCTTTTCCTCGCTCATGCTTTCACCTCCTTCGCCGAATTTGCTTCGCAATCGTTCGGCAATGGACCGAACGCGCTCTTTCACATCGCTTGGCAAATCAACGCCTCCACGAGCGCCTGCCAAAATGGCAAGGACTTGGACGACGGCTCGGAAGATGACACGGGGTTGACCGTTAACGATGTCCACTACGGGGAGTTTGTAAGAGCCAAAGAGATCGGGGTTGGCTCTATCATAAGCGAGAAATCGTCTCCGATATTTCCGCCATTCCTCGTTGCCCCATTCGGATGGGTCTTTCTCCGAAACCCACCTTCGCCATCGTCGTTCGCTTTCATCGGCATCCCATTCGTAAGAGCGGTCATCGTGGATGGGAAAATCAAGTGGGTCATCGTTTGCCGTCCAATCAGGGTCGGCAGCGGCAAGGGCTGTCAAGCCCTTGAAGAAGGGACGGTTGGTCAACGCAATGCCCGTCAAAACATCTTCGCCCAAAATCTTGCCTGTTTGCGGGTCAACTGCTCCGCCCAACTCAACGCTGACATATTTGAACCGCTGCTTTTCAATGGCTTCCTTGCCGATGTCCGTCCATTCAATCAACGCGTAAAGCCCATCTTCCCGAACTTCCAACGCTCGAACCCAACCTGCAGCGCCCAATGGTGTGTATTGGTGCTCAAAATTGACGGGGACATCGCGACCCAAAACGCCCGCATCAAAGTTTCGCTTGATTGTCATCAAAAAAGCGTCGTCCAGTTTGATTGTCCGTCCATCGCGTTTGAAAACGCCTTTCGGTAGGATGCGAATCCAATCAGCGAATTGAAGTGACTCAACGAACTCTATCGGCTTCACCATGCCACACCCCCCAATGACGGCACCAAAGGCGTCCCAGCAAGCCAATCAGCCCTGATTGGCTCTGCAGGCATCGCTTTAAGTGCCCTTGCCGTTTCGGCGACGATGCGGGCGTAATCTATGGCGCGACCAAAGTGGTCTTCTCGTCCTTTCGCATAATCCCGTTTGCCAGTCTCATCAATCTCAATGATGTAGTTCTGCAAATGCTTGACGACTTGTTCGGTGATGGGGATGTTTTTGCGTGGGAAAATGATTCGCCCTGAAAGCACCGCATCAACCGTCCCGTCCATTAACTCAACTCGTGGGATAGAGACGGTCTTGATGGGTTGCCCTGTTTCCTTGTCTTCTTCGCCGATGGACATCCTTTGCCCGCCAGTATCGTAAACCAAGACGCCTTTGATTTCTGGGGCAAGTTGTCTGAGTAACTTTTTGGCGCTGTCTTTGTAGGGCATGGCGTTGACGGCGATAGCGGAAACTTTCAGCGAACGAACTTTCTGGGCAACCCGCTCCCATTTGTCCACGCCCGAAATCTCTTCCGCCCAAACGAGCGCCAAAACGCCATCGGGAAGTTGCTCAAGGATGACCAGATGCAGCCGATCGCCCACATCCAAGCCCGCAAAGCGCCGATTGAACTCAGCAAGAATGCCTAAATCGTGAGTGCCATAAACGCATTTCTCTGCCGTAATCGGTTGCCGCTCGCCGCCAGAGTAAGGCAAGCCCAAGATGGAGTTGAAAAAGCGTTCCTTTCGTCGCAGCGAAAATTGCGCTTGATGCCACAAACGAGCCACATCCGTCGCCGTCATCGTCGCTGAATAAAGTTGTGTCAAGTGATAACCGTGAGCATCTCGTTCGGGATATTTGGCAACCCATTCTTTCTCCAGCGACTGGGGATTGACGATGAGCGACTGGCAGAAGGGACAGCAATAGGAAAACTTCCATCGCCCATCCCAAGTCGTTGCATCCCAATCGCCGCCCCACAAGACGGGCTTGCCTTCCAAAGTCGCCATCAAAACTTTCGGGAAATGCTCTTCCATCGCAAACCACTGCTTGCACTTTGGGCATTTGAGATGCCAGTATCGCTGATCCGTCATCGCAAATCGTTCATCAATGCCGTAACCCGCAACGGTCGGTTGGCTGAACCATCGCTCCCATTTCAAGGGCGAATGGTAAAGGCGTTCCTGAAGGGCATCGGTCAAGGAAGGATTGAGGGTTTCCACTTCGTCCACGAAGATGGCGTCCAACGGAAACATCCGAACATCGGCTTCGCTCTGGACGGGCATGTAAAGCAGCCATCCTTCCCAAAGCCGCTTGAGATACAAGTTGTCTCGCAACCGATACTTTTTCGGCAACCCCTCCACTTCCTCCTCTTCGCCAAGCAATTCCCTTTCGGCGCCTTCCACGAGGGCTTTTTGCAAGACGGGATTTGCCCGAATCAGTGGCTCAACCCGCCGTTGAACTTGCATCCGAAGGAAGCGGAGCGAGGAAAGGAAGTAAGCGGATGAAAAGCCTTGTTTGCAAAGCCAGAATTGCAATCGCAGCATCAACTCAGTGACGCCTTTTTGAGCCGCCTTTTCAACGATGACGACTTGGGCATTATCTTCCGCAATGGCTTTCAAATCTTCGTGCCCATCCCAGCGAAATTCTTTGCCATCAGGCAATTTCAGCGCTGCAATAAACTCCGCCACCTTCCCCTCATTCCTTGCCCCTTGCCCCCTGTCCCTTGTCCCTTTCCGTTTCAGCACCTTCCTCAGCGCTGGGTCTACGACGCTTAGAGCGTTGAACCGCTTGCCGAACAAGCCGCTTAAGAACTTCAGCATCGTCCTCATCTACACCATAGACCTCCCGATGATACTCGTAAATTTCTTGGACGACGCGCAAACGAAGGCGGTTTCGCCTCGCAAGGTGATAAAGCCAATCGGGCGAAACCTCAATGCCTTCCTTTGCCAGTTCCTGTCGGATGCGATATAGGCTCTTAAGCACACGAATTCTCACCATCGTCAATGTAACCACCTCGCTGTCAAAGTGACTTTGACAAGTGTAGCGGTTGTCAATGTCTCTTTGACAACCCCCTTGCTATTTTTCCCACTGGTGATGTTAGGTGCCCAAAGAGGCTTGGGAACTTTTGCCGTTGCTCAAAAGTTTCTCCCGCTGTCGCTTGTGTCGGCTGGACGCCGACGCGCAGGAAGCTATCTGGCAGCAGATGAAGGCGGGAAAGACTTACGAAGAAATTGCCCAAGGGCTTGGCGTCAGTTACCAGACCGTTTATCGCCACAAGCGACACATGCTTCGGGCGATGGAGCGCTACTTGATCTTGCAAACGGAGAAGGCCGACGAACTCAAGCGCCTTGATTTGCTCATCCGCTATGAGCGGGAAAAGCGAAAGCAACTGGAGTTAGCAAGGGAGCGGGAAGAGCGAGCGAAGGCAGCCCTTGATGCCCTCCGTGACCTCGTTTCCGCCGACAAGTTCGCCCGAATTCAGCAAATCCTGATGGAAGACGGGGACGAGGGACGAGGGGCGAGGGACGGTGATGAATCGTGAGGATCGTTTGGCTCAAAGGCGACTATGTTGGAAATCATGAACGGCAAATGCAAGCATCAAAAGCAAACTGTCGTCTTGTCATCAGTTTTCACTTCAACGCCCACAGCAACCCGAAAGCCAATGGGAGCGAAGTTTTCTCAAATGGCAAGGGCGACGCTGATTACATCGCAGCGAAATTGCTTCACATCATCACAAACATCTTGGGCACAAGGTCAAGGGGCGTGAAGAAGGCTGAAGGTTCAAGGGCTGGATTTTTGCGTTTCTATCCCTGTCCTGCCATCTTGCTTGAACCTTGCTTTATCACCAACCCCGAAGAAGCCAACCTCGTTCACGATGTCCAAGTCATCCGAAAACTGGGCGAAGCCATCGCCGAGGTGCTTATCAAGTGGCTTCCCTTTGATGCCGTCATCGGCTTGGACATCGGTCACAAATTCAAAACTTCCCAGCCCAACGATCGGGGCGCTCGTTGCTTTTACGGCGACTTTGAAGCCGACCACGCCGAGCAATTGGCAAAGGTCGTGGCGGCTTCGCTGCAACTTCGCACAAAGGAGGTCGTTCAACGATGAAATGGCTTGTTAAGCGCTTCTTCAAACCCTTCGCAAAGGGAATGCTTCAAGCGTTGCTGGGCGAACTTGCCGATGTCGCCATCGTGGCGGTCAAGGAAGCGGCGAAAATGGAAACTTGGAGCAACGAAGAAAAGCGAAGACGAGCGTATGAGATGATCAAAGC